CCTGATGATTGGTCGAATGCAGATTTGGAGCAGGTCAGCAGTTGCACATAACGTATGGTGCTTTGCGAAGGCGGGGCTTTTAACCACTAAATTTAATTAGAAAGATGAATGATATTTTTAACGATAATGTTCCTTTGAAAACGGAAACCCCCGCTTTTGCAAAGCACGTGTTACCAGCAGTGCCTTTGTCGGAGGTTTATTTAGAAGATTGTGTAACGGCTTTAAAACGATATGCGGATAACCATTTTGATTTGGCAATAGTTGACCCGCCTTATGGATTAGGAATAAGTAGTAACCCTTTTCGCCAAAAGTTTGAAAAATGTGATTGGGATAACGCAATTCCCAACAAGCAATACTTTGATGAACTAATGAGAGTAAGCAAAAATCAAATCATTTGGGGTGGAAACTACTTTGATTTACCACCATCGCAGGGCTTCATTATTTGGGATAAAAAGCAACCACAAGATTTTAGTAGTGCAATGTGTGAAATGGCTTGGATGAGCTTTCAGAAGCCCGCAAAAATGTTTAGAAAGCACGTTGTAACTGCTGAACCGAATAAGATACACCCAACGCAAAAGCCAGTTGATTTATATAAGTGGTTGCTTACTCACTACACAAATGAAAATGATTTGATTTTAGACACTCATTTAGGTAGTGGAAGTATTGCTATTGCTTGTTGGGAATTGAAACGTAAACTTGTAGGATTTGAAATAGAAAAGGGTTACTACGACAATGCCTGTAAGCGTTTGGAAGACAAAACTCGAATTTTAACGCTATGGTAGCACTTGCACATAACGGTTCTTGTGTAAAAGCAGTTTAAATTTAACAACATGACTAAAAAAGAAAAAGTAGAACAAGAGATTGTAAAAGCAGAGAAGGAATTAGAACGCCTCAAATTGCTTTTACACAATGTTAGCGGTAGTGCTTTAGAAGTATGTCCCGACTGTAAAACTAAAAATAGACATTGGTACGCAAAAGATTATTGGTGTTGTGCATTTTGTTAGCATTACAGCTAACGGAAAAGCATTTAAGCCGTTTTTTCAATGGCTTTAAATGCAGTGTTATATTTAGGTTTTTTAAAAATTAAATTTATTTGAGCGATGGCAACAGGAAGAAATCATAAACCAATTAAGAAATCAAGCATCTACAAATATGTTAGGATGTGGGAATGTGAAAAAGGATATATCAAATATACTGCTGGTGTTGGTGGAAAAACATTATCATTTGATACCGAAAAAGAAGCGGCAATATTTGTAGATAAATGGCTTATAAAAAACGGCAAAGAGCCAGTGAACATTTTGGTGCGTAGGTAAATTTAATTTTTAAAAAACTTGAATATAACGATTTCGGGCTTTGCGTTCGGCAGGGCTTAGAAGCACTAAAGATTGTTTAACAACTAAAATTTGATAGAATGAAAAAAGATACATTAAACCACCAAAACCCTGCTGACGCAAAACCCGTGTTAAATGCCGTTGCGGTTTCCGAAGGTGAAATTTGCAAAGCATTGAATAGTTACTTCATTGGGAATTGTCGTTACAAACTGGCGAATGCTTTTATTTTTAAAGGTGACTGGGAAAGTGATTTTTTTGTACAGAAACAAAACGGTTACAGTTACGAATTTGAAGTTAAAATAAGCCGTAGTGATTTCTTTGCTGATAAAAAGAAAGTATCAAAGCACTTGATATTAAGCAACGGAAAGTTTGTTGAGCAAAAAAGGCTATGGAATAATGAGCATACTGGCAATGATGATAAATGGATAATTGAAGAAACAGAAAGAGAACACTCTTTTAGACCGAATAAATTCTTTTATGTAGTGCCACGGGGATTGATAACCATTGATGAAATTCCAAAATATGCAGGGCTTTTCTTTTATGAAGAAGGAACGGGAAATTGTGGGCTTTCAAAAATAAAAGATGCTCCATTTATCCATAAAGAATGTTTAAAGTTTGAAACTGTTTTATGCAACAAATTTTATCATTACTGGCTTGAACAAAAAAGAGAAAATATTGAATTAAAGTCAAATTACGAATATGTAGTTGAGGAACTTGAAAGGTTAAAGTCTGGTAGCAATGGCATTTAACGTATGGTGCTTTGCGAAGGCGGGCATTTAACCACTAAATTTAATTAAAAAGATGAATGATATATTTAACGATAATGTTCCTTTGAAAACGGAAACCCCCGCTTTTGCAAAGCACGTGTTACCAGCAGTGCCTCTGTCGGAGGTGTATTTAGAAGATTGTGTAACAGCATTAAAACGCTATGCGGATAACCATTTTGATTTGGCAATAGTTGACCCGCCTTATGGATTAGGAATAGATGGGCAAAAATTAAGCAATACAAATAAAAATCCTAAACATAATAGAAAAGCACATAGTTTCAAAGGTTGGGATAATGCTATTCCGAATGCTGAATATTTTTCAGAACTAAAAAGAGTTTCTAAAAATCAAATTGTTTGGGGTGGAAATTATTTTACAGAGTTTTTACCACCTACAAAAGCGTGGATATTTTGGTATAAAGGACAAAGGGATTTAACAATGAGTGATGGCGAAATGGCTTGGACTTCATTAAATAAAGTTACAAGACAAGTAACAATAAACAGAGCCGAACTGATAAAACAAAACACATTTCACCCAACTGAAAAACCTATAAAATTATACGATTGGATTTTAAATAAATATGCTGAGCCAAATGATTTGATTTTAGATACTCATTTAGGAAGTGGTAGCAGTAGGATTGCAGCGTATAAAGGCGGGTTCAACTTTGTAGGATTTGAAATAGACCAAGAATATTATGAGAAACAAGAAAAGCGTTTTAATAACTTTAAATCACAATTACGGTTATTTTAGCGGTGTCGGTTTTGGCATTGCTGGTAACTACTTATTGGCGCAACACAATAGCGCATATCCCTAATAATAGGGAGGATTGGAGAATGTTACCTTATATGATAAAACCAAAGAACCAAGCAAAATATTACTAAAATTACTATCCACTCGAACCAATCAGGCTCATTGAATGGGCGTTTCATTTAGTTAATCTTGCAATAGTTCCATCCTTAGCCTGCGATGACCTAGAAGAGCCGAAGTAGTACCCACAGACGAGCATAAAGATATTGGTGACACTTGATACGATGGTAAAGGTAATGTTCTCTGAGGGCTTAATATTGCCCGTTAAGACAAGGACAAATAGAATGCAGGTGAAGACCGTAAACACTAATGCAATCAATGAGCCCGTATTCTTGGCAAGCCATGATGAGTTTTCAGATTGATTGATTAGCACCTCCCTATTCCTTGCATCCTTTCGATCTTCCACCTCTACTTTAAAGGCTTCCAAGTCTTGCTCTAAAAACTTCAATGCAACCTCTTTTTGCTCAGGGGTTAATTCAGTCGAGCCTGTAATCATATCCTTAATAGAAGTAGCTGCCCCTATCCAATTACCCGTAGCTACCTGACCGATGGTGGTTAATAGTCCCGATGCACCTTGACCAGTTAGGAATGCGCCTAGCTTAGTTTCTTTGAATGGTTTTTTTGCCATGATTATTCTATTTTAATTGTCATTTGATGCGGTGCTACTGATGTACCACCAAAGTAAGGGTTTTGATACCATCCCGACCCTTTAGGAAAGTTTGCGAATCTCAATCTCATGATTCCTTGTTTCACTCCTTGAACACATACAAAGATCAATTCCTTGTCAGTCCTTTCGATGGAGCATTGAATAGGCTTGTTGGTCATAAATCCCTTACCGATGAGTTGACCACTAAGCCCAGTAATGATTGAATCCTTTGGAATACTCCATCTCTTTCCCTTGTAATGAATGTAGGCGTAAAGGTCAATGGCATAACCCGACTTACAATTCCATCCAATACGAAGGGAAGAAGATGAAGTGAAACCAACGCCCCAACCCAGTAGTTTATTGATGTCGCTATCATCTAACGTTCCAAGATTATAGATACACGATGAATCGAATACTACTGATCTCTCTAATTGAGTAAGTCCCGAATGCCATGAATAGGGATTGGGTGAAGGGTTGTGCGCCCCTTTATTGATGACGAAGGTTTGGGCATCGCATGAAGCAAATAGGAATAGTAGTGCTAATATTCTCATGGTTGAAATGTTTCGTAGCCACTTGTACGACTCCTGATCTTTAGTACTTGCTTTCTTTGTTGACTTTGAGAAAATGAAACGTGAACCCATGCAGGGTTTTGGTCATTGCCATACTCCCATATTAATTGGTCAAAATCTAGGTTAGTGTATATCCAATAAAATACGGCTGAATTGGTTATTGGCGTTCCATCGCCATCGGTATCTAAGTCCACCGCCTCGCCTTTTACGTGCTGAGAATTTCTAGCACCTCCAATAATGGAATTTAAAACAGATGTACGAAGCCATGAATTAATTGGAATTGTTTTTTGAAAGTGATTGCATATGGGATCGTAAATGTTTTCAGCAAGTAATTTGATAGCGTGTAATTGATGTGCGTCAGGCTTGTTATCAATACCATGACGAATAGCCGTTTCACTTTTAATTACTTTCTCTAACGTTGTGTATTTGCCTATGTTCATTTAACACCCCTATAAACGTAATTACCCATTGTTTGAATAGATTGCTTAACATCAATCACCTCTGCTTTAAGATTTGAGATTCTTTCATCTTGCCTAATATCATTATTCCTTACATTCTTAAAATCGATGTACATATCACCAACAAGAATAATAAGAATTGGGAATCCGATGATTGTCATCCATTGGTGAACATTTTTTTGAACCTCACTAATACTTTCTTTCGTCATAGATTTCATTTAAAGTCTAACGATTTTAGCAATTGGAATGGACTCTTGTAATCTCTTGCAAGCACGTAGTACATTGCCAACGGTTGAATAAGGCTCGCCACCATCAGCAACGATCTTACCATTCTTAGCGATGATACGAATGTACCATCCCTTCTTTGCTTTGTAATATTGGATTTTGTAAGACATAGCTATTTGACTGTCGTTCCTTGCAAGTAATTTGATTGACCGTTGGTCTGCCATCCATCCATCGCAGAATTAATTGGAGGTGTACCTACCCACTTAGTCGCATCTGTTATTAAGAATGTTGCAGGAAGGTTAATGAACTTCCATCTACCCGCACCGTTCGTATTCTCAAACTTAGTCCCACTAGTTAGGTAAGGTATGTTCTCAACTATCATCTTAGCATATCCTGCGCTCTCAAACTTAATAAGGGTGCAATCGTATTGAGAATACACGCCACCTACATAGGCATTGCCATCTTTTAATCTAACGTAGAAGGATGCTATGGATGGTTGTTGCTCTACGTGATTACCGTAGCAATTAAATTCCTTTACTACTGGTGAACCATTGTCATCGAAGTAAACATGGTACTGTGAACCGCTTTGGATTCCTTCAAAAATATTGTGATAGACCACAAGTCCACTCACCGCAGTAGCTTTGATCGCTGCAAATTGCCCTGCTGAATGTCTGAACTTGCAGTTGGATACGGAGGAATGATTCGACTGTGACGCTGAATTGCTTCCACCCGAAAACCGAGCATAGTCAAAATCAATAGAAGTATTATTCTCCCAAAAGAAACATTGGTCAATGATAGTTCCCATAGTCCATCCACCATAAAAGGCAGTCTTAAAATCATAGAATCTACATCCTTCGATTCGTGAACCGTAGGAGGCTTGGATCGCTAGGGCTACGTTATTACGACCACTTCCTTTGAATGATATGTTAGTAAGTCTTAACTGCATATCAATACCCGCATTCGCCTCGCTTAATGAAGCATAAGTACGAACTAGTCCTGTGTCAACTGTGGAGGGTATCACCCAATCAAAGCCATGACCATTGATCTCTTTAATAGTATTAAGGTTGGCGGGGAGTCTAACCTTTGCACTTTGAGTAATATTATTAGCAAGGTTAATTGATCTGATATTGTTATCGGTTAATGCACTCGATAGTTCAGACCATGTGGTGACCCATCGAACATTGCCAACATTAGCCGAGCCACCCGTACTAGGAGGACATGAAGGACAAACCCCATCCACTCCATCTCTTCCATTGATTCCATTAACACCGTTCGCTCCATTAGTTCCATTAGTTCCATTAGTTCCATTAGTACCATTAGTTCCTTTTCCTAATTGAGTGGGTGACAATCTCCAATTGATGCCATCATAAACATAGGATTGGTTATTGATAGTATCCTGCCATACATCTCTATTCTTAGAAAATGATGTTGATGGTGTTGGTGGTGGTGTTGATCCTTGCCATACACGACCCGCTCCCGATACTTGGGCTTTCAATGATCCAAGCCCTAAGCAAAGGATGGATAGCAGGAGCATTACCCCTGCGATGTAATTGTATATTGATTTTTGTTTCATACTATTCAAAGTTTTCGATTGCTGGTTTTATTTTTTTATGGTTTAATTTAATGGTTTTTCAAATCTAACTCTACCTAGTGTTGGTACGGTTGCAGTAGCCCAAATATCAGGGAATCCAATGGTATCAATAACATCGGCTGCGTCTGTTGGGTTACCTTGCAAAGTTACATTTTTCATGTCCCATGAAGATACGCCACCGCCCGTATTGACCTGCTTTAGCTTCCATGTTTGGTTTGTCAGGCAGTCCCTCATTACGATGTGATTGGTTGCGCTTGTGGATTCTGATTCAAGCAAAACTACGTTACCCGTAGAGGATTGCCAAAATACACGCTCCACTTTACACGTAAAAGGATCAGCCCCCTTCATTCCAATGATGGCAGAGGCGTAAATATTACCATCTCCGATCTCAGCATGAACACCGCTGATAATTACATTCTTAGAAACTGTTGTAGGTGAATTATCGATATAAATACCGTACTCACCATCGCTACCTTCAAGTGTGGTGCGATAAAACTCAACACTATCACACCCTACTATGTGCGCTCCGATCTGAGTATTGGCGGTGGTTCTAAATCGACAGTTAATAAACATAGGCTGATTACCCGCAGTCGAATAACCCGCTCCCGACCACCATCCACGATCAATGTAGATTCCTGCCGTACCACAAAAGTTAGTATTGACATTAGTAAAGAGTGCATTTAATAAAAATCCTCCTACAAATCCGTAAGTATCGAAGCCTTCAAATTCTACGTTAGTCATGTTTAAAGACCTACAAGCCCCTAATCTCATTCCTACTGATACCGTACCGCCCGATCCTTGTACGATCTTCATATTCGAGATAGCCCAAGTGTTGAAGATGGATTTAGCATCGGCTTCGGTTTGATCCGTTATATCTGAGGTAAAGCCATAGGTCTGCGATCCTCTGCAAAAGAATTGGCAACCTTCACCATCTAATATGAATTGAGTAGGAAAGCCCGTTGTACCCGTCCCTTTAAAGCTAGGCAGTATAATTTCATGCCCAGTAAGCACAAACTTACCCGCACCCGCTACGACCTTAAAGATGTTATTCCCTGCCGATGCTATGGTGAGTATTGCCTCCTGAATGCAAGCCGTGTCATAATCCACTACGGTAACGTCAATAGTACCCCATTCGGAAGCGGTGAGAGGAAATTGCGTAGCTGCCGTTCCTTCCGTATAACCAAGTGAGGTTAATGTGCGAGGCGTTCCCGTTCCTAAGGTATTGACCCCATCTTCAAAGTCTGAGAATCGAAGCGAATCACCTCCCGTAATAGTTACATTAGTTAGTAGGGCTGAAAGATCACCTAAAGAAAGCCTGCGATCAATGTAAGAACCTCCACTACTACGAGCAACCCGCACAAGGTCTGACCCCTGTGCGGTCACTCCATCTGTTAATTCTGATATTTTTTGTCCCATAGTTTACGGATGATGTTAAGATTCTAAAAGTGCGTATTCCCCATCTTCTAATAAGGCGGGTAATCCATCCTCAAGAAGTTCTAAGTTTTCATCACCCTCTACGTTAAAGGGATGTAGCAGGATGTGAAGATTCCATCAGGCGTGTCGTAAGGACATGGGCTATCAGGATTCTGCCATTTAACGGTAACATCCCAAACCACGTTACTCTTCAAGTCATCCGCAATCGGATTCTTTGGCGTAATGGTTACGGGCGCACTTGCTAAATGAACCTTGCTACTTGAACGAAATACGATTGTGTAGTCCGAACTATTTTTGATTGAGTTGTAGAAATCGCAGTTATCCCCGTAGTTCGGGTCTTTGAAGTTCAACACATGAGAAGTGCCTCCGTTGGTAAATTCACGATCTCCGAACCCTGTGAGTTCAGAAGTAGTGCCACCATCGTAAGAGCCTTGAGTTTCCCAAATTACAATAATATCCCCTGCCGATAATCCTGTATCCCACTCGGTAGAGTTAGATGGATTGATAAAGGAGAATGAATTTTTTACAAATGCCACCGAACGAATACGCCCGTACTCGTATGAGGGGCATGGATTACATGAGTACTCAGGAATTGTTATTGAGCCTCCACAATCACTTGCTGGATAATAAACTGACATAGCTATATAGTTTTAAGCGTTAACACTCAAGGCATGAGGTCAAACAACTGTTGTTATAATCAGTAATAATAGTATAGTCGATGCTGATAAGCATCTGATGTAATTTAACTGGGTAATTTTCTGCGGGCAGAGAGTATTCATTTTGCCATACCTCCACTCCATTATAGTTATCTTGTTGAGCCTCTAATGTAGCACCAAGTAAGCCTTGATAGGGTGTAATGGTACTACCCAAGAACTGTTGATTTAACGATGATCGAAGTAAAAAGGCTAATTGATAAGGGTCTAATTTCGTTCTCTTACGATCTGCAAAACATACCAATCTCATCTTTGCACTTTCTCTTCCATTGGTAGCCCCATCGCCATACGACAAGGGACTTTCTACTTGCTCCACATCCAATACCCTATGATAGATTTGAATTGAATATCGATCATCTAATCCATCGTACTGCTTCCAATCCGTTAGGTTGACAAGTACTGGAATCGTGGTTTGATCCTCGCCATTGCGAACAACCAATTCACTCACCCCGTTAAGGTCTTTGACAAACCTAGCCCCATCGTTTAGCTTATTGTCGGCTAATGATGTATTGATTAATCCTACTATTTCGGCTATGTATGGCATTAGTTTAATTTATTCAACCACTCTTCAATGATGAGAATCATATCTTTTGTTTCATCGGGTGTAAGTCCGTAGATCAGTCCGTAGCCTTTTAGGTTTCGATTACCGTATTGCAAGCCCTGAGCCTTATCAGCATTCAATGAATTGCTAAAGCCTAAGCCATAACCACCCTGCACCGCAATAACCTTGTAATCGTTTTCCATCTGACCACTCAAAGAAAGAATCACCTTTGATGAAGTGCCTCTATTCTTTTTTACTCTTGTCTTTATGTACTGAGGTGAATACGTTCCGATCTGTGAACCGCTTGCATTCTTTCCCTGCTCGTGAATCCTTGCTTTTGTTTCTCTGAGCATATTAGTAGAGATGTCCCGAAGTAAAGTGTCCACGCTAGCAGGTGTAGCTAACTTAGAAAACTTACTTATGAACTGATCGATGTTAATAGTAAGGCTCATTTCTTGCCTCCTCTACGTCCACCCTTACAACCGCATTTCTTTTTCATTAGAAGAAAGATTGAGATTCGACAAGTTGAACCGATCCGCTACACTCCACGCAACAATCACACGCTAGGTGCATATTATCTGCGGTCTGCTCAAGAGATTTATTATATTCCACAATGTACTCTTCTCTTAATTCCTTTGCACGTTGAAGGTTAATCGTAGTGTAAGAATTAAGATTGGTAGAATAGATTTGCTCTGTTAATAGTTCCACGCCTAAGCAATACCAATAGGCTCTAGTAAACAAGTTCTTATTTTGGCAAACCATCGCATCCCATAGACACTTGACCGTATAGATACCTGATAATCCAAAGCAGGAATTGGTAGCGGTTAAATCATCTTTAACGATGTCGGAGGTTTGATCTGTATAAGCACCCATGATACGAGCCTTGCAACATGATACAACGGTACTATTAAGTGGAACATCTAATGTATAGGTAGAAAGTGAAGTCGCATTGATGCCACAAAACACATTCCATACACCTGTATTATTCGATCCGATTAAAGACTCATTGACCTGAATAACATTCCATCCCGTTGCGAGTGTTACGTTGGTAGTAAATAGCTTTTCGCCAGTATTGGTATCCCATATCGCACACTCTACGACCTCCGTAGTATCTGCTACATCGCAGTAAAAAGAAAGCGTTTGTACGTGAATGGTAGCTAGTGGTGATGGGATATATGCAAAGTCCACCGCCTCTGTTAGTTCAATCGTAAAGCCTTTGAAGGCATTACCATCAGGAGCGGTTGCAGTTCCTTTTATTACACGACCAATATTGCCACCTTGCAAGATGCTTGATACCTTGTAGCGTGAAGCCATCGCAGCACGTACATCGGTAGAGAATCTTAACTCGGCACGTTGTTGAATCATATTCCATAAAGCTAAGAAGGTAGCACTATCCTCATCGGTTAGGCTAACGACCATCTTTAATGAAATACTCGGTAGGTCATTAATATAATAGCCTGAGGGGGGTGCAGTCGTGCTGCACCCTCTCAAGCCAATATAATCTCTTAAGCACTCCATGAGTGGCTAAGTATTACGTGTTAGTTAATGAATAACGAAGTGATCCGTTTGATCCTGCCAAGCGGTCAGCACCATCGTAAGCATCCGTAGGAGTGGTGAATAAATCGTAGTACTTGTAAATACGTACATAGTATCCACGTCCTGAGATTGCGCTATTAGATAGGTAACCCGAAGAGATGAAGTCACCTACATCTTCAGGGCAATCAGCATAACGTACTTGTAAGTCCCAACGTACATTGCTCATTCCCGCAGGTGACCAACATTGTGTGCGTGGATCAACGATAGTAGCGAATGTAGAGTTACCTCTAGCCCCTGCCCAAGAACCTACATTTTGTAAGTACTCGATGTAATGAGCCGAATCAGGTGCGAACATACCAACGTGTTGCGCTCCCCATGTTGAGCCAGTCTGACCCGAAGCATAGAAGCGGAAACCTGATGCGTCAAGCAACGCTGCGTTATCAAATCCATTTGCAGGATACAAACCTCTATTTCTACGTTGAAGATCGTAGGCGTGCATTAAGCCTCCCAATGCTCCTACGAAGTTAGGCGCACCACAAAACTCATTTGATTCAGCATCGGTAAGCATCTTTAACACGCCTGCCGTTAAATCATTTAAGTTGCCATCTTGCTCGATGTTTACCGCAACCGCAGTCGCAGCACCCGTACCAACGTGCTTACCAAATGTAGCAGCCATAGCGGTAGTCAATACCTGCTCTTGCTTTTGATACAAAGAGTTCATAGCCTCTAACACGAACTCAAGAACCTGAGCCATGATAGGTGTAGCAGGCGCACCAACTGCCACAGTACGTGAAGCATCTTCACAGTATTGGCGCATCTGATCGTCTGGAATCCAAATCCCTTTTCCTACGAAGTTGTTAACTGTTACATCCACTTCTTTAAATAAAGGTTGAACGTCAACGCTACAAGTATCGGTAGTAGATACCTGAGATACCGTACCACGAGTAGAATATTTTACACGAACGCCACGCTTGTGACCGCCCATGAATCCATCCTGAATAGCCGTTGGGCTATTTGGTTGGTCTAATAACATTTGAGTGAATCCGGGAATAGTTACTTTTTTGCCCGGATAATTTTGACCTGCAATAGAGTCGAGATGCAATAAGATTGCCTCGCAGAACCCTTGACCAGTGCCAGTAGTTTGTGCCATGATTGAAGTTTTTTAAATGATGAATAAAAATGAGAATCATCGTATGGGTTTCCCCCTTTCAATATGGCTTTGTAGCCCAAGTATATGCGGTTAGACCGCCAATTTTCTCTGCCTTGAGTGATACAAATATACTAAGATTTTCAATAAAACAAATAAAATTATTATATTTGTCTATGAAACATTCCCAAAACGATGAAGAGAATTACATTGTTGATTACTTTGTTAAAAACCCGCCTAAGCATGGTCGCACCTTATTAGACATTGGTGCTTATGATGGCATCACATTCTCTAATACAAAAGCCCTTTTAGATCAATCGTGGAAGGGTGTGATGGTGGAAGCCTCACCTCAAGTATTCACCGCCCTACAAAGAAACACAGAGGGGCTTGATGTCGAACTTTGTCAAGCGTGCATCGTTACTCAGCCCGTTGTGGGAATGATTCCTTTTTGGGATAATGCAGGAGCGGTGGCAAGTAATAACCCTGACCACGTAGAGCGTTGGAAAAACCATGCGGAGTTCCAAAAGATTATGCTCATGCCTATCCACTACAAAGCCCTACTATCCACATACGGTACGGAGTTCGACATGGTAGATATTGACATTGAAGGCGAGAGTGCTAATCTCTTCTTTGAGATGTTTCCACTAATGCCATCAGTCGATCTATGGGTAGTTGAGCATGATGGTCGTAAGCAGGAGATAATCGATCTCTGCGTAGGCTTTGCCGTACTCTACGAGAATGGGGAAAACGTTGTCTTGGGGCGCAAATAATCTTCTCATCACGAATTAGCCTAGCCACCTTTATAGAAAAGCGGGCGCATCTACATAGTTCGTGGAGGATGTTTATCATCTACCACATACAGTCTTTGTAGTAACCGTTACACTTCCACTTGTAGCGGTGGTAGTTCCTTCGATTGCTTTGATTTCTTTACGTCCACATACCTCAGTAGTAGAAGTTGCAAGCGGTGTACTTACACCATTCTGATAGGTCGTTGTGGTGCATTCCTCACAGACTTCGCAGGAAGATAGGGCAATAGCTAAGATAATAAGTAGTGTTTTCATAAGTCAAAAATAATAAAAAAAGGGTAATCTTTCGACTACCCCTTATCTAACCTAAGAAAAATTGAAAACAACTCGGATTAACTACCCGCCCTTAAATCGGCAAGGGCTTGTGATGTGGCTGCTTTCGCTGCGGGTGCTAATATCTTATTGGCAGGCATATTAGGTTGAGGGGTGTTTCCTTGTGGTGGCGCAGGCATTGAACCTTTCACCCTTGCTAACTTATTTTCATACACTACTGAATCAGCAAACGAATTAAACTCGACTTGCTTATTGTCAATGGTGAATGGTAGAGCGTCATCGGTTGCAGAAACTAAAACAATCTTACCATCAATGTACTTTTGCTTGCCACCCTTCTCATTAAGTTTCTGATCGAATAACTGACGAGCGGTCATAGCTTGGATGTTACTCGGCACGCCTTCCATCGCATAGTCATACTTTTCAAAGTGCGAATTGATAGAAGTATCCATAAACTTATTGAGCCACTTTATCTCTGAATTACTTAACTCAGTCTTCATTGCTTCCTTTAAGGTGCTAACAGTAGCATTGAGTTCATTGATCTGATTTACCAATGCACCCTTATCCCCTGCGCTTGCTTTCGAGTGCTGATCTTTCAAGTCAGCCAATGCCTTTGTGAATAGCTTCATTCTTGCATATGTCGATTGCTCCGATTTTAGAGTGCTTTTAATATCATCCCCGAACTGGTACTCATCCATAAGTTCATTGAGAGTAGCATCGGCATTGCCTAACACCACACCCGTAAAATGCTTTTTGATCTCAGGATTAATCTGAGCCTCTTTAATGGTTAGAAGTCCTGTGTTGATGGTGGACTTGAAATCGTCAGGAATAGCCAAGCCCATAAGTGCGGGGTTGGTAACGATGTCTTTTAGCTTATCAGTATCATACCCTGAGCGGTTGCCCAGTTCTTGTAATAATTCTGAAACGTTCATGGTTACTTGGTTTTAGTTGGTGTTACTGTTTTCTTTGGTTCTTCTTGTTGGGCTAATTGCTTCTTCAACTCTTCAATCTCTTTCTTTAAAGATTGGTTTTCGGTGTTGCTAATGTTAGCCGTTACGACCTTTACCTTGTGAGGCACTTCGCCTTTAGGTAGTATTACGCAGGCTTGCATCAGTCCTTTCTGCATTAGCATATCGGTAATGTTCTGTTCATTGGCTTGAGGGAAGTCAAACCATTCTTCGTTTTCTTTCCAAACGGTGTAGAATTGTTGTTTTATCATAGGTTTAGTTTATCTTACAAAGGTACTTATTTATTCTCAAATTTTTCTTTAAGGTCTTTAGGTATAAGTGCATTAGAAACTCCAAAGACTCCATGATTGCATCCATATCCCCCTGCATTAACATTGAAGTTAGAAGCGTTAGTTCCTTTGATAAGCCCATCAGGAAGATTTGATTTAGCGTTAATATGAATCTGCTCACCGCAGATCTTACCACTTAATAATTCAGGGATCTGCGATTTATGAAAGTAAACCATACATCCTTCCTTTGCCTCAATCATCTTAACGCAAAACTCCCTACTCGTTTCTCTCAAACTACCTACGTATTGAAAGAACTCAAAGCCTAAGTCATCGCTTACAAGTTGGTTGTATTGCCTAGAGTATTGGTTGAGCGCATCGGTTACATAGGTACTAGCATACTTCTTTAAAGCCCCATCCCCATCGGGTGTATCGGTCAGGTAGATTCTAGTTTCTTCGATGAAGTCCGAAATCTTACCGCCCGTTGTGATGTTCTTATTTAAGATGTCCCTAACCTTATTTATCACCCCTGCATTCATCCCATCCTTTCCAAGCCTCTCGACTGTAATATCAATTGAGGTTTTCTGAATCTGAGCAAGTACCGATGGTACTCCGAACTCACCTACGACAGATGTGAAGTAAGCGTTCTGCAAAGTCGATATCTTCTCATAGGTATCTACTACCTTTTGTAATTCCTTGTAATACTTACCATCTAAGACCACATCGTTAAGTATGGCTTTTATCTTAGCGATCTTATTAACATTCTTAACGCTCGCCCTAATCCTTCCATCAGGAAAGGTATCTAAGTCCTTAGCAATAGATACCACCTCCGCATACATTTTCTTTTGTACGGCAGGCATGGACTCAGTAAACCCCTCGACTCTTTTGTCGAGTAGTTCGTGGATCTCTTTTATTATCTCGTTAGGCGTTGGCATTAAACTACTACATCAATTTTCTCCTCTGTTA